GTATTGGGAAATCTGATCGTCTTCGCAGTAACACTACCAAAATAAAGGAGGTCACATGAACACAGCAATCGCACCATCACAGTTACGAGAGGCACTTGGAATCCTGTCTGACGGCGGGTACTTCCAATCCTGCATTGAGACATTCACAGACGGAGGGCAGAAGTTCAAGACTCGACTCTACGACAAGAACGGAAAGAAGGATAAGCGGTTCCGGTTTACGGCATTCCGGCGTTTATTGCCCTTTCTGGCTGTCACAGAGTCCGGAACGATTGGACGGCGGTATGTCCTCCCCTGATGCGTTCTAGGGGCATTTAAAAGCGAAACAGGAGGCAATAATGAACAACTCACAGGAAAGCTACTACAAAACACTGCTTTTGATCGCATCGAAGGCAGATGAGGGACTGAAGGCAAAAGATCCCAGAGCAGTGCTGGAGGAGATCCGCAAGGTAGCCTACAAGGGGCTGGACTCCTACCAGTACCGAAAGCTCCTAGAAGAATTGCCTAAAAAGAAAGTTAAAAATAAAGCTTGCAAAGCTGGTTAGCATATAGTAGAGTACGAGCATGAAAACAACAACAGAAGCCGAAGCCAACGAAACGCAATCCGTACCCCATTGGGTGCAGGAAGGGTATGTGCGTTGTATTGAAACCAATTCTGATCATGAGAGGAAGGAATATAGTTTCGGAATTCTCGACCAAAAGGGCAGGGAAATCGGAGCTAAAATCACCACATTTACGGTGACCAGAATTCAAACTGACTGCGAGGATGAAAACAGATTAAGCAAGCCAGAGGAGATTGGTACGCATATCGCATATAGGGCGCAAGCGACTAGGAACGGCAAAAGTTTCGGAGCTTGGCAATATGAGAACTGGTGCAAGACGGATGAAGAAAGAAAACAAAAGATTGAAAAGTATTTGGAAGACGCAAAGAAAAGGGCATTGAAAAAATCAGCAAAATAACCACTAACCCAGAAAGGAAACCAACCATGAACAACATCAATCAAATCCTAGCCTACGAGAACGGAGAGCTAGACGAAGCCGGAGTGATCGAACTATTCCAGAATCTAGTTAACACTGGACTGGCTTGGTCGCTACAGGGTAGCTATGGCCGGACGGCCAAGGAACTAATCGAAGCAGGGCTGGTAACAGCCTAACCAAGAAAGGAGATTAGCCATAAATAAAACATTCAAAGTGGAGATTTACGAGAAAGCGTATTATACGCTTTCGGTAGAGGCATCTTCTGAAAGCGAGGCTAGAAAGTTAGTTCGTGGAATCAATAAAGGCCATGCTATTATTTCGGATTTTCAACCGGAACAGAATGGTGGATCTTGCCCATCTTTTTATGGGAATGTGGTAATTCAATCGGTAAAAGAATGTGTTACAGCGTAGTGCTATTCGAATCAACCAAGGTGAATAATATTTTTCTTTTTTGTGGACGGATGCGATCTGTTTGACATTATCCGACACTCGCACCCCAAAACCAAAAAGGAGAAATTATGCTTATTGACGCACCAGCCATTATCGAAGTTATCGACATCAAACAAGACGAAAAAAAGGATTGCCAAAGCTGTTTCGGAGATGCTAATTGTTATCGCATGAGCATTACGGACAGCGTGACAAATATCCAGCCAAAACAAAACGCAGTGGTCGAGGTACTGAAATCCGGCCTAGAGCAGATGCGTGAAAAGAACGAAGCCCTGTACTTCAGGGTCATGCACCTAGAGGCATCCAATAAACGACTCAAGGAACAGCTTAAAGTCCTAGCAGAAGCAGACTCCAAGATAGGAAAGATGGCACTAGATGCCCTTTCCATGGAATAACTTCCATCAACCAGATTCCTACGAGACATTAAATGGTAAGTGGCACAAAAGTAATATGCGTGGACGACAGATTCCCTCCGGAGATCCTTCTTTACTATACGAATCTACCCCTGAAAGACAGGGTTTATACGGTAAGGGATGTAGAAGTTGGAGTAGGACTGAACGGAGAAGCGGGTGAGATCGCTGTTACACTTGTTGAGCTTACTAATCCATCCAGTAAGACTCCTCCGCATCGGGAGAGGGGATTCAGGGTCGAAAGGTTCAGGGAGCTTGAGCCAGCAGTCGAGGTTGAGGAAGAGGTCGAGGAAGAGCTTGCAGTATGAATGTGCTGGTAACCGGAAGCGCAGGATTCGTCGGGTCAAACTTCGTTGAGTATCTATTAAAAAAGACACCATACAATGTCATCGGATTAGACTCGTTACGGCATATGGGAGATTCCCAGAGGATCTCAAAAGATCCAAGATTCACTCACCTAACCCACGATCTGAATGCGCCCGTGTCTGATGTGCTATCAGCCAAGATCGGAAGCATCGATGCCATAATCAATATTGCCAGTGAGTCGGCCATTGAAAGGTCGATCAAGTCGCCGGATGCCGTCATCACAAATAATGTTAACCTGATGCTAAACATTCTGGATCTCGCAAAAAAGAAAAGCGTGAAGAAGTTTATCCACCTTTCCACGGATGAAGTCTATGGCCAGTGCTACGGCGAACCCCATAAAGAATGGGACAAGATCGTTCCATCCAATCCTTATTCAGCATCGAAAGCCTGTCAGGAGGCAATCGCCATTTCCTATTGGAGAACCTACCAAGTACCGCTGGCCATCATTAACTCGCAGAATATGTTCGGAAAGAGCCAGAATCCGGAGAAAATGATCCCCAAGACCATAAAGTACATAGCAGAGGGCAGGACGATCCCAATCTACTCAAATAAGGGCAATTCCGGCTCAAGAAAGTACATTCATGTCGATAATCTATCATCGGCTATCTCTTTCATCCTTCGCAGGGATGTGAAGATGTACTCCGGATCAGAGAACGAGGAGCTTCCGGACAGGTACAATGTGGCAGGGCAGGATGAGGTAACCAATATTGATCTGGTAAATAAAATAGCAAAAATAATGGATTTTGATGCAAAAACAGAGCTTGTTGACGGTGAATCAGTGCGTTCCGGATACGATAAAAAGTACGCTCTGGACGGCTCGAAGATTGAGTCGCTTGGATGGAAGCAGGAGATGGACTTCGAGGATTCGCTAAAAGAAGTAGTTGTATGGACGCTCTGGAACCCATGGTGGGTAGCATGAAGATTGGATTCAATTGCTCCTGCTTTGACCTGCTTCACGCTGGCCATGTGACCATGCTGAAGATGGAAAAAGATCTCTGTGATTACCTGAAGGTGGCATTACAGGTAGATCCATCGATTGACCGTCAGGACACTAAAAACAAGCCAATACAGAGCCTTTACGAGCGTTATGTGCAACTCCAAGGGTGCAGGTATGTGGATGAAATCCTAGTCTATGAGACTGAATTTGATCTGGAGCAGTTGATCAAAACCCAGAAGATCGACATACGATTCTTGAGCGAGGAATACATCGGAAAAGATTTCACCGGAAAGCAGTATTGTCTGGACAATGGGATCGAGATCCACTATCACAAACGGAAGCACATTTACTCTTCAAGTGAATTGCGTAAACGGACAGCAACCATGGAAGACCTAGAGAACTGGTTCAGATGAGAAAACTAAACAGAAAAAAGTTTGCGGATATGTGCAAGACGGCAACTCACCCGATCCGGCGCATTGGGGATATTCCCCTAGTCACAAGGACTGCCATAATTGAGTTGGCCAGAAGCTACGCAACAAAAAAGGGGAAGCTTTTGCATGAAATGCTCCCACTCGTAATGGACATCAGAGGCACAAGCCGTGAGATCGAGCTTACGGTAGTTATCGAGCGAGAAGAAGAGATTCTATAAGTGAATTTTAGGCCAATTGAGAAGTCGGACATATCGACTTTCAGGGATCTTTTAATAGATAGCGTTCACAGGTCAGTGACTCAAGAACCAGTTGCATTGGCCATGTCTGGAGGCATTGATAGCGCATCAATCTTCTTTTGCCTAAAGGAACTAGATATTGATTTTGAGTGTTACACTTTTTATCAAGACGGATACGAAAGCGATGATCTCTTGGAATCTAGGAAGTATTGCGCTGAATTTGGGGTTAATCTTGTAGAGGTAAGAATGCCGTCGGACATTGATACAATTTACAGGGAAACAAGGGAAATTATTCCATACTGTGGGAATAAGATATTAAAGACCAAGATAGAGACTTTAAGGCCATTAAAGCACCTATTTTCGGCCTGTAATGCCTCTGTAATGCTTAATGGGCTGTCGGCTGATGACTACCAGCCGGACAAGAGAAAAGTTAATATAATGCTGAAAACCAAGGGAGAGATTGCGGTATTGGATGCTGGCAAAAGAGTCAGTCTGGATAATGTGGAGGATTCTATGGAGCTTTTAAGCAAGAAAATAGCATTGGATTACGGAGTTAAATGGGTGGATGCATATGCAGACAAGAGGATTGAAGAATTTTTCCTTCAGTTCAGGCTCAAAGACATCATCAGACCACACAAAAACATAGTTACGAGAGCCTTTTCGGAGTATTTCGATAGGGTTGGTGGGCATAGAAAGCACTCATCATACCAGATAAATTCACGGACAAACCAGTTCCACGACGAGTTGTTAAGGTCAAAATACAATACCAAGAACCACAAAGCGATCATTGGACTGTATAATCAGATCGCAAAAGAGCTAGAAAACGCTTGAAATTCATAGAGCTTTTTGCTGGAATCGGTGGTTTCCGGCTTGGATTGGAGGCAACAGGGCATCAGTGCGTGTGGGCAAACGAATGGCTTGAAAAACCAAGGAGAATCTATGCAAAACAATTCGGAGAGCAACCAGACGGACGAGACATTCGAACTGTTTCCGGATCAGAACTTCCAGAAGCAGATCTCATTTGTGGAGGATTTCCTTGTGCCACTTTCTCAATTGCAGGGAAAAGATCGGGTTTCGATCTGGAAGATGCCAGAGGCACTCTCGCTTTTGAAATGTTTCGATTGGCTAGGGATCGAGGAATACCATACATACTTTTCGAGAATGTTAAAGGACTGCTCAACCACGATGAAGGAAGAACCTTCGGAGTCATACTCGAAATCTTGGATGGCTTGGGGTATGACGCTCAATGGGAACTACTTGACAGCAAAAATTTCGGAGTCCCGCAACACAGAGAAAGGGTGTTCCTTATTGCAAATATTAGAGGAAAACCCAGACCAAAAGTATTTCCTATCGGAGAAACAGGTGCAAAGGATGCTGGAGAAGGAGCCAGTGGACAGCCAGAAATCCTCCAGTTCATCCGGCGAGAGAACCAATTCAGACGATTCACAGATGGAATTTCCCCAACTCTGTTAGCCCATATGGGTACAGGAGGTGGTAATGTGCCATTCATTCATGCCAGAAGCCACACCCAGTCGAATATGGTGGATCGCAACAGGCAGAGCGATTACATCTGGACTCTCGACTCAACCCCACAAAACAAAATGGGGGTATCATTGGACGGTAGAAACATCCGGAAACTGACCTGCGTGGAGTGCGAGAGGCTACAGGGGCTACCGGATGACTTTACGAAGTGGATGAAAATGGATGATGGGACGCTCAAACAGGCTACAGACAGCGAGCGATACGAAAGATGCGGTAGAACAGTAACAATACAAATCATAGAAGCAATAGGGAGGAAATTAGGATATGAATGGTATTAAAGATTGGACATTTAAAGACGAAAAGCTGGCACAAAACTTCGACAATCATGTCAGGGAACAACTCCCTTGGTATGATTTCGCAACTCAAGCCACAGCCTTTATAACCAGAAGCTACGCACCCAAGGATGGATTGATCTACGATATTGGTGCATCCACAGGAAATATTGGAAAGGCACTCACTCCACTGATTGAGGAAAGAGATCTGCGATTCTTTGCCATCGAAGAGAGCGAGGAACTGGCAGACAATTACAAGGGAGGAATTGGAAAGTTAATCTGCCAAGATGCGATGGAGGTGGAGTACGAGCCATTCGATTTGGCAATCTTCTTTCTTTCATTCATGTTCATGCCTGTGAATAAAAGAGGAAAATTTCTTGACGATTTAATGCAGAAATGCAACTATGGCGGGGCAATTATTTTGGTGGAGAAAATGGAAGCAGAAGAAGGTTACGCAGGAACAACAATAAGGAGGCTCACAATGGATTGGAAAATGCAGAACGCAGTCAAACCAGCAGACATCGTAGCCAAGGAGCTACAGCTATGTGGCATCCAGAGGCCAGTGATGAAACATGAAATGCCATTCAACGCAGTCGAGTTCTTCCGGCTTGGAGAATTCGCTGGCTACATCTTGGAGAAGCGATGACGCTGTTCATAGCCTGTCTGATTATCCACGCAAACAATCTACCTTGGTGGCTGTACCCAGTCTCATTGGTAGTATGGCTCTTCCACACAGTAGTACACAAAGTATAAGGAGGCACACATGAGTTCATCAGGCATCGCAAGAACGCAGGGAGATTACCCAACCAAGAGGCGCAAAACCCCCATGGAATGCAGTTTGCTATTCCCAGACAAAGAGGCTATGGGGTTCATCCGGCAACTGGTCAAAGCTGGCTTACAGCAGAAGAATCAGTTCTATGGTCGATCAGAAAGGTCGATTATAAAGGGTGCATTTGGCAAGCTGGATAAATTCCTTGTTGCCACAGAAAGAGGGCTAGAACGAGGCTTTAGCGAGATTATGGGGGAATTAAACAGTTGAACTTCCAAGTCTGGAGAACAGTGGGAGATGAGTTCCTGCTGGCCAGTGCTTCCATGGTCGATGGCTATATTTCAATAGCTGGGATCTGGGGCATCAGGACAAAACAGAAGCGCAACGAACACGCAGTCTTCGAAGACGAAGTATGTGGTGATTATTACTACATGACTAGCAAAGGAAAGAACTGGAAGAAGTTCGTGGCACTCTGTCCGGAACTAAAGCAGTTCGAGTTCTGGGATGAGAACAGCGCAAGGATAGGAACACTAGAACAGGAGCAGTGCCTATACTATGCAGGACTACAGGATGCCCCATTCAACGACAGGATACTTGAGCTAGAGAAGGCCGGACTAAAAGAAGTAGATGTAATGAAGGAGAAAGCTAGGGGGACAATATTCCCACCAAGCTACTACACAGGTGGCACTTACCTATATGGTAGCTGTGTACTCAAGTTACCTGCACCAGATACTATACAAGTAGCATTCAACAAAATGGCAAAGGAGGAAAGCCCATGATCGAATCAACCAACAGCATAGCAGTAGTAACCAACAGAGTAGCCCTATTAGAGATAGAGCTAAAGAGAGTGATGGGGGTACTAGACAGGCTCACCCTACACACAGGGGGTGGTAGCACAGATGCCAAGGGTAAGCCCAAGTTCAGGACAGTAGAAGAGCAAGCGCATGAATTCCTAAAGAACCAGCTATCCCCAGAACAATACAATCTAGTACTATCTAGCAAGAGGGATGAGAACACAAGCAGGTTTAGAGGCGATGTGATATGCGAGCTATACAAGCGAGGCATGAGTGGACTTGCTATCAGCAGGGCGTTAAGGAAGGATCACAATACAATCTATTACCACCTAGCACTCAATGGGTATGTAAGGTCAAAGGATAACAAGCAGTTCAATGCTCGTAAGCAATCCAGACTGGCTCGTATGAGGAGAAGGATCTCCCTACAGTTAAGATAACTTTTACTTTAGGAATGCTTTGCAGGTTGGCGAAGCCCTGACGAAATTCTTAACTACATAACTTACTGAACATTAAGTTATAACATAAGATACAATAAGGCTTGCCCACTAAATAAATTCAAAGTATAAAATGAAATGGCAACACTTCAGGAAATAGCAGACGCTTGGGGATGCTCTCAACCCTATATTTCAAAGCTTAAAAATAAGGGAATGCCAACAGACACAATCGAGAACGCTACTGCTTGGCGAGAGAACAATAGGGAACGATCCGGAAAGCTTCCATCCAACAGCATCTCTGGAGGTGTAGTCATTCCAAAGGATACTTCAGTTCCAGTAAGCAAGGGTGACCTATCGAGAGACGACATCTATGGGTGCTTGGCCAGAGCAAGGAATACTGAAAAGGTGGCGTATGCAATTCTGCACAATGCACAGGTGAACAACGAAACTCATAAACTGCCAAGCTTGGTAAAGGCGCATCGTGAAGCAGTCAAAAGCAGGATGGAGGCAGAGATCAAAGTCGAGTCGTTGCAGGTTGCGATGGGTGCAAAGATTGATGCAGATGTGGTGCGAAACATCTTTGCCAGATACATGATTACCATTCGAAATCTTATGGAAGGACTTGGGTCGAGCGTTTGCCGGAGGGCGAACCCCAGTGATCCGGAATTAGCGAAAGATGCGATTTCAGATGGGGTAAAGCAAATCATAGCAGTAATTGAGAAAACCAAAGGTGGAAAGCTTGGGGATATGAAAGATGTTGACTTAGAAGAAAATGAACCCATTTTAGGTGCAAATGAGCAAGTACCCCAAGATATTGAGGTTAAAACTGAATGAGATACAAGGGGCTGGTTACAATCCTAGAAAGATTACTCCAGAGGCGTTGGGTCGCCTCACGAAAAGTCTTACAGAGTTGGGAGACATTCAACCCATCACGATCAATGTTCGGACTGGAAACAGGATCATTGGTGGGCATCAGAGGTATAAAATTTACCAAGCCATGGGGCGTGATGAAGTCGATGTGTGGGCAGTCGATTTGCCGGAAGACAAAGAGAAAGTCGCAAACCTCGCACTCAACAACCTTGCGGGGGAATTCGACAACGAAGCCCTCAAAAGCCTCCTTGAAGAAATTGACCAAACCCCGCTAAACATTGAACTGACCGGATTCTCCAAAGAGGAGATCGAAAAGATGCTTACTGGTGCGCCACCAGAAGTTGATGACATAAAAGAGGAAATCGAGACAGGCGATGTGGAAATGATCCCCCTTTATGTGGAAAAAAAGGATTTGAAGGATTTCATGGGGAAGGTCAAGCAGATCGGGGAGAGCAAAAAGATCGAGGGAATCGCCAACATCATCTTGGCATCTGTTTACGAAACCCATGGGAACCTCGGATAAGTATGAAAAGCCCGATGAGGCGGCCATCATCTGCTGTGGAGATCCGAAAAGCAGACACGCAAACTCTGCTGTATTCCTTGCCGACGACTGCATGGGTCATTCCATTTACCCGCATCTGTTCTTTTTCTCGCCCCACACCAGCAACGAAAAGAAGAATACTAGGATATTGAGTGGCAAGGGCTACCCTGTCTGGTTCTGTGGAAACGGACAGCAAGCCTGTTTGGATATAATCTACAAGCTTTCAAAGTTCAAAATGCGTTCTTGGGTAGGTGTTGCTCCGGATCTTCCTGAAAAGTACAACATCAGCAGGGAGGGAATCAAATTCCTGTGGAAGATGCGTCCAGCCAGAGATATTGTTTTTACGGACATGAAGATGGATGATGTGCTTTTGAATTGGGCATTCGTGCATCTTAAACACGCTAGGAATGTTATTTGCCAGACAGACGACGAGAAAATTCTTTATCCATTAGGCACTAAACTTGTTTCCATACATGAGGACTTCCGGCTATGACGGCGCAGGAGCTAGAAATACTTGCCCAGACATTCTGGATTCCTAAAAAGGATCTTTCAGTAACAGAATGGGCTGAAACGAACCTGTACCTGTCAGAGCGAGTGTCCTCGACTGCTGGCCCATACTCCACCCTGTTAACCCCATATGTTCGGGAACCACTGGAAAACTTCAGGGACGAGCGACTGCGAACCATGATTCTGTGCTGGGGGGCGCAGACCGCCAAGACCACATCGATCCTAGCCGGACTAGCCTACAGATTGGATTTAAAGCCCATTCCTACGATGTGGGTCATGCCCAACGAGAATCTAGCCAGATCCTTCTCCGAGTACCGCTGGTTGCCCATGGTGGACGATTGTGAGGCATTAGCACGGCATAAGCCAAAGAATCTGGATAAATACAAGCTCATGGAACAGCATTTCGATAAAATGTCGGTATGGTTTTTTGGCAGTAACAGTCCGGCCAATCTTGCATCTCGTAGCGTAGGCTTACTGATTTGCGACGAAACTGATAAGATGTCCGAGGCAACATCCAAGGAAGCCAATTCTATTCAGTTGGCAGAGGTCAGGACGAAGACTTACCCCCTATCCCTTACTGTACAAACATCCACCCCAACCACAGATTATGGCCATATCTGGCAAAGCTTCAAGAGAGGTGACCAAAGGTATTACTATGTGCCATGTCCCTTTTGTAACGAGGAACAGGTTCTTACTTGGCCACAAGTAAAATGGGATGATAATGCCAAGAATGCAGATGGCGAGTGGGATAACGAAAAAGTGCGTTCTAGTGCCTATTATGAGTGCATTTCGTGCAAGGGAAGGATAACTGATGGCCACAAGACAAAGATGTTAAGGATGGGCAAATGGAAGCCAACAAACCTCAATCCAGAGCCTCAAGTGAAGTCCTACCATCTTTCCGGCATATATTCACCATGGGAAACCTTTGGGAAGCTATGCGTACAGTTCCTAAACGACAAAAAGAGCGTCATGGGGTTGCAGAATTTCGTGAATTCAGTGCTTGCCCAGCCTTGGGTAGAGATCGAGGAGGAGAACCAGACAAAGGTATCCGGCTCCGGATACAAGATGGGACAGAAGTTTGAGGAATGCGAAAAGCGAATCATCACAGCGGATATTCAAGAAGCCAAAGGATTCCATATGTGGGTGGTCGTGCGTGGATGGAAAAACAATGGCGAAAGCAAGCTGGAGTGGTGTGGGAGACTGGAATCATGGGATGCCCTACGAGCCTTGCAACTGGACTGGGGTGTAGGCGATAAAATGGTGTTCTGCGACAGTGGCTCCAATACCAGAGAGGTTTATTTCCAAGCCTGTAAGTGGGGGTGGACTTGTCTTCTGGGTTCTGACTCTGCCCAATTCGTTCATGTGACTCCTACCGGACGAATGATTCGCCCATTCAGCACGATTAACTGGGGAGATCCTCTTTCCGGAACAGGAAGGTCAGCACAGGCAGAGGGGCTGATGAAGTCTAAATGTCCTGTGATTCGCTGGTCAAATCCCGCTGTAAAGGATATGTTGAGCTTGTTAAAGACTGGCAAAATGTCGAAGTGGGAGATACCGGATGACTGCCCCGAAGAGTGGCACAACCATTTAAGCGCAGAGGTAAAGAGGGCAAAGTATAATCCCCTGTCCGGAAGGACTAAAATGGTATGGCATCGTATTCGCAAGGATAACCACTTAATGGACGCAGAATGCATGAATCTAGTAGGAGCCATGCTGTCCGGATGTATGCCAGTGCCTCAAGATGACAAGATAGAAATTGAACAGGCAAAAGAATGAATACAATTCTAGCTTATGTTTTTTATTATATTGGTCATGTATTCAGCTATTTTATGATGGTTACAGGGATTGGATATGCATTTTATAACAAAATGATGCTTGCATCGATCAATTTTGATAAAAACGAAGTTATCTGGAAGCGAGTAAAACAACGGCGTAAATATAGGCGCAAGTGTTGACAGCTATATAAAAGCATGGCTATTCAGGGTGTATATTACGGTTTGGATCTGGCCACGGTTACACAGATTCGCACAGAAGCCCTTACAGCAATCGAAGCCATCCTAAAGACTGGTGCATCCTATAGCATTGGTGGAAGGCAACTTACGAGGGCTAATTTACAGGAGCTACAGAACACTGTAATGGAATGTACAGTTGCGATCAATAGACTTGCTGGCCCAAGGGCTAGGATCAATCGCACTTTCCCAGATTATTCAAGGGGTGGCCGGAATTAAACTGGTTGATATAAATAGCGATAAATATGAATCACCTCGACAAAATGATTGAAAAAGTGGACAAGCTCAAGAACGAGTTTGAGGTAGTGAAGGAACCAGTCGAGGTTTTGACAGAGATTTCACTAAAGAACAATGCAGAAATCATTGTTGCTCAACTACTTTATGTGCAAAACCAGTTCCGGATATACCACTGGCAGACTAAAAGTTACAGCTATCACAATAGTTTTGGAAAGATTTACGAGATCCTAGATAATTCAATTGACGAGCTTCTTGAAACATATTTTGGTAGATATGGAAGAGCTTACGCAACAAACAACTTCAATATTTCTCTTATGAACCTAGTCGATGGAGCCGGAGTCACTCTGGCAAATCAAGCAATCGACTTTCTCATGGGAGAATTCACACAGAGCGTAAAAGCATCCGATACCGATCTACTCAATCTTCGGGATGGAGTTGTCGGGGAACTAAACAGGCTAAAGTACCTATTAACACTGCAATAATATGAAAATCCTAGAACTTATCGATAAAGCAATTGAAATGCTTGCAGACTCAAGCAAGGCAATCAACCTGTTCAAGCAACTGATGGATCTATCCCATAAGATCACTAGGGCAGAGCATCCATCCAGCGAGGAAGACAAAGCGCAATATTACAGCATAAAAGAAGAGCTTTTAAAGCAACCCAAAGAGGCTATTGCTAGAGCCTACCAAGTGAACACAAAGATCCCTTCTACAACCGACACAAACATCGTTGCTCACTATTACGACGATGCAATCCAGTACATTGATAAACTTGGATTCAATATCGATTTGCCAAGGAAAAAGGAGACAACCGAAAACATGGGCAAAGAAGAAGGAAGATGCTGGGAAGGTTACGAACCTGTTGCTGGCGTGAAGCCATACGAAAAGGGCAGTTGCCAGAAAAAATAATTTATGCCTAGCCTGAATTTTCTTGAGAAAGCCATCACTGCAATTAACCCCAAGTTCGGGGTTAAAAGACTTGCCGATAAGTGCAAGCTTACAGAGTTAACCAGATTTGCCGGAGCTTATCCCCTTCGTGATAGGCTACCATCACGGCCATTGTCTGGTGGTGAAGGATACAATTCTACCTACGAGCGTATTGAATTGATTAAGGCTGGTCGTGATCTTGAGGATAACAATCCAATCATCCGGTCAATCCTTCTGAAGTTTTCGCAGTATGCCCTTGGTAATTTCAGATATATGTCCCGCACCGGAGACAGGGCGATTGATCAGTCGTATGAGGATTACTGGTCGTCTTGGTGCAGGAAGTGCGACTTCTTCGGAAGGAATAATTTTCATGCTCTTTCTCATCTTGCCCTTCGTTCCGTGCTTCGTGACGGCGATGTTGGGTTCGTAATTACTAGGGAGAGATCGATTGGTGATCAGGTAGATCCTAATAGCGACATCCGAATTCAGGCTGTAGAGGCAGATCGTATTGGTGGTATGTTCGACAATCCAACATCCAGCCAAGAATACATTGGTGGAGTCAGGTTTGATAAGTACGGACGCACGGAATCTTACAAAGTATATCGCCGGACACAGGGCAACTTTTATACAGATGCACAAGAAGTTCCCGCCTCTTCTTTCCTGTTTATTTATGATCCCCTCCGGCTGGACGAGGTTCGTGGTCGTAGCCATCTGGCCTCTGTAATTAACTACTGTAAGGATCTGGCCGAAACCATGGATGCCGAGAATCTGGCCGTTAAGAATGCGGCGTTCCGGATTATGACCATTTCAAATGCAACCGGATCTTCCGACGATCCCGCATCCTACTTCAATCAGGCTGAAACAGATTCTTATGGCAACAGCATGAACCTAGAAAATATGCAGAGGGGGCAGATCAACTATATCCCCACAGGTTCAGAAATGAAGATGTTTGAAAGCAACCGCCCATCGTCGGCTTTCCAAGGGTATGTCGATTTGATCGTCCACATGATTGCCTTGGCTTTCAATCTGCCTTTTGGATTCTGTTACGACTTGTCCAAGTTGGGTGGCCCGACAGTCCGGCTTGAAATGGCACTGGCTTCCCGCACCTTCAGGCGTTGGCAGACTATCCTAGAGGATCGATTCTTTGATAAGATCAAGAACTTGGTCATCGCAGACGGAATCTCTAGGGGTAAAATCCCCCCTCACAGCAATTTTACAAGGGGCAAGTGGATCTATCCATCGGACAGCACCATAGATGTAGGGCGTGATTCGCAAGCAAATATCTCAATGTTTAAAGCAGGACTGATGACTGCGGCCGAGGCATATGGAACCAAAGGCGAGGACTACGAAGAAGCCATGCGTCAGCGAGCCTACGAGGTCAAATACGCAAAGGATTTAGCACAAGAAATGGGTGTTCCAATCGAATCCATTTCCGAGGCTTTTAAGCCATCCATGCCATCGTTCCCACAGGCTCAAGCACCAGCACCGGAACAACCACAGGTTCCCGATGAACAGCCCAAACAAGAGATCGCAAAGATTCAGCAACAGCACCTAGAAGACGACTATGTTCCGGCTAGAGCTAGGCGTACAAGCACATCTAAAGAATTTACCAAGCAGGATGCCGAAATGATATTGGATGCAATCGAAATGCAGGGCATCGCTGATATTGATCTTTACCCCAGTGACGGCATGGTCGAGGCGGCCAAATCTGCTTTGCGGGTAAGGGCTGAAAAGCCAGCCAGCCAGCGTGGAATGACGCAGGTCGGAATCGCAAGAGCTAGGGACATTATCGGGCGTAAAAAGCTTTCTCCCCGCACTTGGCGCAGGATCTATAGCTTCCTGTCCCGCCATGAGGTGGACAAGAAGGGTTCGACATGGAGCGAACACGGCAAGGGATGGCAAGCATACATGGGGTGGGGCGGTGATGCCGGACTCGCAAGGGCTAAAAAAATTGTCGGTCAATTGGACAAAGCACGGAGCGAATAATGGCCGAGAGTAAGTGTCCACTACCAACACAGGACATCAAAACCAATCTCGCCAACAGAGCGAAAGCTATTGATGTAGCACACTATGGCCCAGCCAATCCAAAGGAGCCAAATGAAGAATACTGGACAGCAAAAGCAAAGATCTTTGGCGGGTCGGTCAAAGAAGCAAAAACCATGCGTTGCGGTAACTGCGCCGGATTCAACCAAACAACCAAGCTCACAAACTGCATCAGTAAAGGCATTGGATCAGACGCACAGGAAGTTGAACAAGCTGGCGATCTGGGCTACTGCGAAATCTTCGACTTCAAATGCGCCTCTTTAAGAACCTGTGATGCGTGGATCGTGGGCGGCCCAATCACGGACAAGACAAACTTTGAACAACTAAAGGCAGATCTGATAGCCCTAAAGGAACAAGGAGCAACACTGCTTTATGATCCTAGCCAGAAAAGAGACGAGGCTGGAAAGTGGACTAGCGGAGGATTTGTTTCTAGCGTAGAAAGCCCAAATGAAATATCTCAAAGGATTATTAGCAGGATTCAAAAAGAGAATCCGGAGATCGACATCGAGGACGGAAAGTTCAAGAAAGCCGTAGAGTCCTTGGGTGAAAACCTAAAAGATGCCAAGATTAAAACCAAATACGGAAATCTCACTCCAAAGCAAATATCGAATTGGATCAAGTCCGAAGATGGCCAGAAGCTAATTGGAGCAGTAGATAAAACACTGAAGGTTGCCGGAGCAGGTGCTATCGGTGCTTTGAAGGGAATCAGAAACGATCAAGCGGATATATTAACGAATGCCATATTTGCTCCACAGGTACTACCATTTATAGCCACTCGAAGCGCAATTCATGGAATCATAAGCAACGCAACTAGAGAGTATCAATCGATCAAGAAAGGGCAGGAAATTAAGTCTGCCGTCGAAAAGCAGGTAGGGGTAAAGCCCATGGAGGCCAGCATTAACCCCACAGAGCTACAGGAAGACATCAATATTGCAGATGTTGCAGACTACCTTACCGATGTATTGCGGGTATCTATCCTGAAGTATCTCAAGAAGAAAAAAGAGTTTCAGGTTGTCACATTCTACGATCCTTCACAGCCAAGAGACGAATCTGGAAAATGGAGTAAGGCCACATCAGTTCTTTCCGATATGGCTAAAAAGGGTTGGGAAAATATTGGCGGGCCATTCTTTTCAAAACAATATTCTGAAGGTGAAGTTACGGCAGAATTAAAGCCATCATTTGACGATACTCTTCGCATTTCTCATATAGAGACAAAAGATGAGTCTAGAGGGAAAGGTATTGCTTCAAAAGCACTAAAAGAAATTACAGATTCAGCAGACAAGATTGGCGCAAAAATAACAGCAACGGTAAGCCCAACCGGAACCGGAGGTTTATCCAAATCAAAGCTTCACGAATGGTACAAAAAAAATGGTTTTGTTCGGAAACCATATCCCATGGAGCCTGAAAAGAAATCTGATGTAATAGAGCGAGAGCCAAAGAAAAATAATTTTTCTTCAGACAAAACAGAGTTTTACGATCCATCACAGGCAAGAGACGAATCCGGCAAGTGGACTGGCGGGGGTGGTTTGGGTGGTGAAATCCTTGTCTCTCCAAACATCAAAGAGAACATGAATTACGAAGAGGCGAAAAAGATGATCGATTCGCCAGAACACGCTAGAGCCGTGAGCATCGCAAAAGATGCCATCAAGAAGCAAGACATGGATGGCAAGGTCGAGTCTGGGGTGGGTGATTGGGAGGATGGCGCAGAGAATTCGATTAAAATCGATGTAAACGGAGTGAAGGACTTTGATCAACTTAAATACACAGCATCCAAGCTAGGGGCGAGTCTAAACCAAAAAGCAGTTGTTGCATTTCAGAAAAAGAAGGACGGCCCAGACATCCTGCATAAAATATCAGCAGACAGGCCAATGGATGAGGTCAGAAAAATATTGTCAGAGAATGGGATTAGTTTTAGAACAATGGTAGGTGACAGAGCCAAGACTAGCGTAACAATCCTAGACCAAGGATCGCAGTTGACCGCTAATGTTGCCAAATTTCTAGGAGCAATAAATGGAAAATCAGAAGCAGTCAGGGGAGTCGGAGAGTTCATCGGTGGAGACACAAGGATTGCAGGAAAAAAAGCCTACAAATCAATCATCGACAACTATGAGCGATCTTTCCCGAATCGTGTTCGCCTCGGAGTACAACGAAGGGGAGGGCGTAATTATTACCGGAGCTATCAAGCGATAGATTTTTACGATCCATCTCAAAAGCGAGATGATTCTGGCAAATGGACTGGCTCTGGAGGATCTTCTGGAACAACTCCAACCCCAAAGTGGGCGCAAGATAATCCGGCAGAGGCAAGCAAGAAAACAGGCCAATCTACGGTTTTATATCACGGAACTTCGGCAGATGTGCTTAAAGACATACGAAAAGACGGCCTAAAACCCTCTAAAAGTGGCGTTTGGGGTGGGGGTAAGGTGTACAGTACCGACAGTCTAGATCTGGCCATGGAATATGGCGTATTGCGTTCTGGGTCAGCCCCCAAGATTGGTGGGAAGCAGTTAATCGGGATTATCAGCGTACTGGCTGATGGCTTCAAGAGCGTTGCCGATAACATCCCCACAACCAAGGCTCAAAAGATGGGCAAGACTGGATTGAATGCCGTATCCAAAATCTTTACCAAGGATGGCGTTGTTCCTCCAACTGCAATTAAGCTTATGCAAATTTTTGAGGTCGATACGATCCGGAAGTATGTGTACGAGAATGGCCCCAAGCCAAAGCCTCTAGCAACCAAGCAACTAGCAGACGGTAGCAAGTTGATTTATGTACCTATCGTTATCCAGTTACCGGATGATGGCTCCGAGGGGTTCCAGTTTGACGAGGAGGTAGCCATTGAATCATTCGTTTTCCAATACAACGGAAAGGTTATTGAATTCTACGATCCCAACCAGCCAAGGGATGAAAATGGTCGCTGGTCTGGAAAGGGAGGTGGAGGTGGCAAGGGCAAGGTAAAGGGGAAATCCACCAAGGCAAACAAAGAATCCGAAACAAGCACTACAAGCGATGAAATTGATCAAATGGTTCAAAAGCTAAAAGCAGAACCAAAGGCAAAAATGGCTATGGATAAAATGGCCAAACTACAGAAGGAAGTGGCCAAAGCAGAGGGATCGGAGAATGCTCCGGTTACCCACTGGTCACTGCGAGATCCAAAGCGATACATCCAGAAAAAGGATCTCATCGAAACCTTCAACAGCCCAACCCCAGAACACGAAAAGTGGAAACAGGCTGTTATTGATAGCGAATTAAACCCCAAGGCGCAATCGACTAACCCAATTGCCGTTATCCTCATGGGATCTCCTGCCAGTGGCAAAACAACCACCGGACGGCCATTTGCAGAAAAGATCCTGAACGGAAAAGAGACAACCAAGATCGATCCGGATTCGGTTAAGGGAAAGTCAAAAGGGTTTGAAGGATGGAATGCCGGAGCGTTCCATGAGGAATCCGCACTTATATCCGAGAAGGTTGTATTCCCAAGAGCAGTGGGCAATAACCACAATCTTTTGATCGACATTACCGGAAAGAACTCTAATAAAGTTGCTGAAATGGCGAGAACGCTGAAATCGGTTGGATATACAATCGGCCTAGTTCATGTGGATGTGGACGACAAGGTAGCTCTGGATCGTGCCTCAAAGCGATTCAATAAGCCAAACGGACGGTATGTTCCATATGACTACATCAGGGGATCTGCTGAACAGGCTAGAAAGACTTGGACTAAATTAACCTCCGAAGGAATTGCCGACATCGGCTATTCCATCGACGGCAACGCAGATAGGAGCCAAGGAACGGCTCCAGTAAAGGCAACCCATGGAAACCTCTTCGACTGATCCCCTAGCCAGCGAAATGTCCAGCCGTGACGATCAATCTCTGGACAACATGATCCAAGCACTTAAAGAGATCAAGAAATCCAGAGAGTCCAAGAAGGACTAGGCCAACCGAGTTGGCCACTGGTTGAAGGGGAGTCCGTACTTTGAGAAGTTCAGGATCACCTTGGTGTTCCAGACATACTTGCCCTTGGTCGTCGTGACAATCACCTGACCGCCATCCCAAGGATTCACATTACCTTCGTAGGAGGTCGAAACGATCTTGTCATCAGTGCCACGGCTTTTGATTTCCTCCTCTGTCTTCTGGACGATCTTGAAAGCAAACTCGTCACAGGCTGTCTTGGCATAATCCTTGGCATCTTTTTCAATCCGTTCCGAAAGATTGTCTTTTTGATAAGCTTTTTTGGGAGCATGAGGCCGATAATCGTTTTCAAGTCTTTCGTAACTCCAGAAACGGCCATACTGATGATTGAATTCGATGTATTCAATTTCGTCTTTTTCTTGAGAATACCGAGAAGTAAAGTTGAACACATACGGAGTGGGGAGCGACTTGAAGAATTCGTCCTGTTTTTCGAGCCTGAAGTTATCACGCTCAATGATTGATTTAACAAGAGCATTCTCAACAGGAACCAAGTTCTTGCGGAGAGTAGAGGCAAGATCCTCAATCCGCTTACGCTCAATCTGCTTGGAATTCTGCTTGGCCTCACGGAGAGCTTTGCGTTCCTCCTTGGCATACTTCTCCAAGCGGTTCCGGCCAGCGTCATACAAATCCCTTAAACGCCATTCAGTATTCACAGCCTCACGCCGTTCAGAATCATTTTTAATAACACTGGCAAACGATTCGTACCTTTTGTACTCGGCACGAAGAAGAGGAACGATCTCCTCAAGTTCGGCTTTCGAGAGTTTGCGAATTTCGGTGGGTTTCAGCTTTTGGATGTCTTGAATGTTTTTGATCATGGGAGGAGTGTAATGCGAAACGGCTTCGAAGTCAACAGAAAAATAAAATAATTTTAGGGGGGTAAAAAAAGATTAAATAATGCTTGCCAAGCGGGTTGGAATGATGTAGATTACCACCATGACAAATGAACAAACCAGAATCCAAATCGACGGAAAAAGTTATCCGGTCGGAAACAAGTATGGCGTTCCTCAAGTCAAAACCGATGGGGGGTTAAGTAAAACACGATTGAAAGAATATCGTGATTGCACCATTCGTGCCTTGGCTTTATCGGCCAGCATCGAATACAGCGTGGCTCATAAAATCGGCAAGGATGCAGGACGGCAGAGACGGCGGGGGTTCCACTGCCAGACGCTCTTGGATCAAGCCGAAAAAAGCAACATTTTGTTTTCAAGAATTATTGGAAGAGACAAAAGTCTAAATCTTGTTTCAGCCCCAGTAACGATTGGTGAATTTATTCAAAAGCATTCGAAGGGGAGATTCTATTGTCGTCGTAGCGGTCATGCCTTTGCGGTAGTTGATGGAATCATTCTCGACAACATTCCAAACACTCCTCGCCAGCGGATCACGGACGCATGGGAGTTTATTCCAAGTGAAAAAGATTCTTCTTGCCAAACGGCTCTGGATTATGTAATCTAGTGCCACAATAAGAAAGGAAACAAAACCATGAACATCAAGCTATTTAAAGATGTAGCTATCGGTGAGAGGTTTTATCAGTATTCTGATAATAAGGCTTCTTACCAAGTTTTGAAGAAGGTCAATAAGACGCAAGCAGAGTGCGTTGAGGTAGTTGGCTATCCAACCCGACACTTGGGCGGTGGCTACTATTATGGGTGCAACAGGACGGTCAAACTATATGAGGAGGCATTAACATGAACACAATCGTTCTAAACCTTCCAGACGATCTAAGGGCTGTCCTTAAATGCGACAGGGCAGTAGAAGTGGATACGGATAGCTGGATACTGCTAGGGCGTGACGGCAGACAGGTATGGCCTCACAGGGTACTGTCTGATACGGAGTACGGAGCAATCGTTGCCGTTAAGACCAAGATCGAGAACAAACTAGCGGATCTGGCGATACAGGAGGAAGCATGAACTATCGAGATCTGAAACACATCTGCATCGGGTGGATTCTAGCCAGCTTCTTTTATATGCTGGTGATCCACTTCGTATTTAAACTATTCTAGCCTACGCTGTTCGGCAACATTCCCTACTACACATATAGCAGTTGACACTTTTCGATGGTGTATGCCCCTACCTACACCCAAAAAAGGCGAGTCTCTTGCTGATTTCATGTCAAAATTCATGGGTAACTCTACAGCCGTAAAGGATTACACGGACAACAAACAGCGGTATGCTGTAGGGGCAAGCATCTTTAGGGAAACCAAGAAAAAACAGAAAAAGAAGAATTTGGCTTCTGATAGTACCCTTTTAACCCCTAACGAGGATGAGACATTTGCAGAGTTTATGGGTCGTTTTGTGGCCGACGAGGGCATGATTGGACTTTTCCCAGATGCCTCTGACCGTGCTGAAATTGCATCCGAGATCTTCGATAATAACGAAGAGGATCTCCAGAATAACAGCGAATCCGGAAGCGACTCTACGGACATCGAACCAGCTATTGGAAAGTCCACCTCTGAAGACGAAGAGGACGCTCAAGAGGATTTGATGACCTCTGCTGGTGGTGTTAACGGTGGAGGCGCACCAGCCGGAACTATCCCCACGGCAGTTATTCAGGGACAGGGAAAGAAAAAGTACAACTATGAGGATGGTGGCGATATGACTCTTAAAGGTGTTTCGGTGTTAACTACAGGCATGGCAAAAGGCCATCAGCTTGAAATCGACGGAACCACACTTGAACAGGTAAAGAATTGTGCGGAACAATTCAAGGGTGGAGTGAAGGTAAATGAAAATCACGGAGCAGGGATTGCTGATATTATCGGCAAGCTCACGAACTTCAGAATTGACGAAAGCGGAAGCAAGCTTCTCGCTGATTTGACTTTTCTCAAGAGTCGCCAAGATCGTGCTAAATACTACATGGATCTTGCCTCCGAGATCCCAGATGCGTTTGGGATTTCGATTTCGTTCAGTGGAGAATCAGAGCTAAATGGGTCAAATTTTGACCTTGCGAGATGCTCTGAATTGTACTCTGCTGATTTGGTTCAACATCCCGCTTCGAACCCTACAGGTCTGTTTTCAGCGGATTCCGGTCGTATAGTAGTTGACAAGGTTAATTTGAGTAATATGGAAACTACGCCTGATACCACTGAAAAGAAGGTTGCACCTTCTTACAACATGGCTGATTACGGAAAGCACATGGAAGAATTTGCCAGCCGTTTATCTGCCCTCGAAGCCAAAATGAATCCTCCCGAAGCTACCGTTGATGAAAAAGCTTCTGCTCCTACTCCTACCATTGATAAAAAAGGTAGCGAGGGGAATCCCACCGAGGATATGTCTGCCGTGGAAGCCAACAAGATTGAGCTTTCCGGAGTTTTGAATGAAATCAAGACCGAACTTTCCAAGATGGTATCGGCTCCTGTTGCTCACTCGGCTCCCGCTGTCGAGAGCAAGAAACCCGAAACCTTTGCGGAACTTGTAAATTTCGAGATGAAGCATGGCAACATCTCCAAGGGCGAAGCTCTTCGTCTTTGCATCGGTAAATACACTGAACAATATCGGAAAGAGCTTTCCGCTGGTGGCTTCAAAAGCTTCTAAAGAAAGGTAAACAAAACTATGGCAACTCAATTAGATTCTGGATTTGCTTCGTTGCTTTTCGCCTCCACGGTGACGGCGAACAGCATCGTCAGCATGACTTCAACCGATAACACAGCACAGGCTTGTGCCACTGCTGGTAAATCAATCGGAGTTCTTCAACAGGATGTGGTTAGCGGATCTGTGGGCTTCGTTAAGCTCTGGAACCCATCGAATTTCACCATTTTTGGTGGAACCACTGTTTCGGCATCTGACACTCTTTATGTCGGCGCAAATGGCCGTTCCAGCACTGCTGGCACGGTTGTTCTTGGCGTTGCTCGTAACCAAGGTGTTACTGCCGATGTCATCGAAGTCTTCATCACCCGCTAAAGAAAGGAAAAGAAAAAAATGTCTTATCTCACCAGTAACGCTACCCTGCGTGGCGACATCACAACGGCTCTTATTCAGGCCAGTCAAATGGATCAGGGGTTCATCGGAACCGATGTATTCCCTATCTATAACAGCCCTGTTCGTGCCGGACAGTACCTCAAATTGCAACTTGGAAACGCTGAATTGTTGAATTCGGATGCCTCGAAAGTGGCACCGGGGTCCGCATATCCACGGTCCAGCCGCGCATTCGATAATGATAATTTTACCTGCGTTGAGTTCGGCTTGGAAGAGGTTGTACCTGATGCACTTGCGTCAGATGTGTCTCGCTTTTTCGGCCTCGAAACCGAAACTGCAAAGATCCTTCTCCGCAACATTCAGATTGGTCACGAAGCCGAATGTGCTACAACCTTGTTTGATGCCAGCGTTTTCAATGCGACAAACGCTCTGGTTAACTACACTGTTTCCTCGCTCTCCACGGTTAACTTCGTGGCAGATGTGGCGGCCGCCAAACAGCGGTTGCTGAAGAAAGGTGTCATCGCCAACACTGTTATTATGAACCAAGAGGTCTTTGATCTGGTTCGTCGTAGCCCCCTCACCCAGAATCAATTCTTCGGTGTGGTTGCCACGGACAGTCGTCGGTTGCTGTCGGAAGCTGAAATCGCTCAAGCGGCCGGAGTTGAAAAAATTCTGGTTGGCAAGGCGGCCAAAAATTCTGCGGCCAAAGGTCAAACCTTCAGCGGTGCGTTCATCTTCCCCACAACCTATGTGGCGGTTGCTCAAACTGCGGGTGGCGATTTCGCCGCTGGTGGTGTGGGTCGCACGATCATCTGGAGCGAAGATGCTTCTGCTCCCTTCGTTGCCGAAAGCTATCGGGACGAAGGTCGTCGGTCAAACATCCTCCGAGTTCGCTCTAACCGGACTACGAAGGTCATTGATTCGACTGCTTGCGAATTGATCACGACTTCCTACTCTGCTTCGTAATTGGTTGGTTAGTTCATGTAGAAAGGGGGAGGGAATGAAAGTTCCTTCCCCCTTTTTATTTGTAGTAATGCTTTGGATTTTGTCTTCATGCTCAAAACCAAAGCCAGTAGAAGAATACCCAACAAAGTATCCAGAAACTCCCACCATGGGGGCTTGGGAAGACTATAAAGTTTAAATTTTACTTGCCAGATTAACCCAGATTCCTAGAGTTCAAAAATGGACAAATTCCCATTTACTTTTTCGCTGTACGCCATTGTTTCCAGAGAGTGTGCCTCCAAATATATTGCCAGATCGCTTGAGTCGTTCTCAAAGCTAAAGCCGGATGAAATCGTGCTTTGTTCTGCCATGGGCAAGCATACGGATGAGGGTTTGCCTATCCTTGAGGAAATAGCCAAGAAGTACGGCGCAAAGGTTGTAGTTTATAGAAACAAGTCCGGAAACGAGGACTGGGATCATCTGGATAGCTTCGCAGATGCCAGAAATTGCGCTTTAAATGCCTGTACAAGCGACTTTGCCATGTGGTTTGATGCAGATGACCTTCTGGTTGAAGGAGCCGATAAGGTGCTGTTTGAGATGGCTTCTAGGGTTGATGACCATGACTGCATTTTTTTTGGGTATTCCGTGCCTTTGGCCGGACTTTGCCCAGTGCGTGAAAGAATCACTAGAAAAGGCAAGTTTCACTGGCGGTATCCAGTTCACGAACAATTAAAGCCACTCAAGGATTCGGCTAAAGCCATGGGAACGCATCACGGACTCATTGTTCATGCGCCAATCGATCACAAGAAATCCAGCGTCATCCGTAACCATAAAATTTTGGATGAGTCGCTCCGTGAAAACTGGCTATTTCGATTCTACAAGGCAGAAGAGCATTTCCTGTCCGGACAATATCAGGAAGCGATTCAACACGCTAAATGTGCCTTGGCCGACGACAAGCTGGACATCATTCTTCGGGTTCAGTGCCATACAATCATCGGCAGATCTCTTGCTGATCCTGTCGCCAAGAGAGAAGAGCTTTTCAAGGCATATGCCCTACAGCCTCAACGGATCGAGGCTCTGTATTATATTGCGGAAGATTACTACAACCGGAAGCATTACACCGAGGCTTTGGCACTGGCTAGATCCTGCTGTTCAATACCGCTACCAAATCAGTCCTACTGGACTACAAAAGACGCAATCTACAAGTGGGAGGCTCCGGATCTTTACCAGCGTTGCGCTAGGGCATTAGGCATGACGGATCTGGTCAAGTTTCTGCAAGAAGACAAAGAAAAAAATTTTGGAGAAATCGACATTACTTTGTGCCATGCCACGGCTAGGCCGAATGGATTCCAGTCTGCACGGTGGGCTTGGCTATCCATGGCCAAACAACCCAACAAAATTCAGCATCTTTTAGGGGTGGATGTGGATGCAGATGAGTACGCCGGAAACGAGAGAGTGATCGTACCAGATGGCAAGTGTGTCGGTGCGTGGAACGAAACCATGAAACAAGCCAAAGGAAAATACATCATTCAGGTATCCGACGATTTTGTTCCTCCGGTTGGATGGGATGAAGAGATCCGGCGCAGACTTCCAGATCCCACCAAGCCAGCAGTTCTTGCGGTATCGGACGGTCACCGTAAAGATGATCTGCTATGCATCGGAATTATGACCAAGCCAACCCTAGATTACCTTGGCGGTCATTTTTACGCACCTGAATATACAAAGTGTTCGGGTATTTACGCAGATAACGAATTCACAAAAAGAACCAAGGACATTCAGGTGGATGCCACAGATCTTGTGTTTAATCACCAGAATCCGTTCTTTACCGGAGCAGAAAAGGATGTCGTATTTCGGACTCATAATTCCATGGCAAACTATGAGCTTGGAAAGAAGATTTTTGAAGAAAGAAACCCATGATCTTTGAATATAAAGATAAAATATATCCAGAATATATTAAAAATGGAAACGCTTGCTCATATATAATTGAATTTGCAAGGCAATTCTGTGTTGGGAATGGCCTAGATATAGGGGGAACAGATAAGTGGAATTTCCCGAATGCAAGGACTATAAACACAAGCAAAGATGATGGATTTAATGCAACAAATCTTCCAGATGAAACATATGACTTTATATTTAGCTCTCATACGCTAGAACATACAGAAAATTACATTGATTCGCTTTTGTGCTGGAAAGATCACTTGCGTCCAAAGGGAACACTATTCCTATACTTGCCACATCCAGATATGGAATATTGGTTGCCTCAAAATAATCGCAAACATAAGCACATTTTCCATCCAAAGGACATAGCAAAAACACTAAACGATATTGGATTTATAAATGTTATAAATAGCGAGAGAGATCTATATTGGTCATTTTCAGTAGTTGGATTTAAAGAGTGAAGATTTTTATCTACCACGATCTCATTTTGTCGAATGAGATATGGCAGAAAAACTTGTTTTATGCACAGCTAAATCGCCTGTATCCACATCTTCAGTATTTGATAGATTTTTATAATTTCTTTAAAAAGTTTGAAACGAAAGACCCAGACGAGGCAAACTTCTTTTTTGTGCCTATCTTTATGGCTGGGCTACAATTTGCAAATGTCGATCCAGAGCTTTTGGTAAAGCATTGTGCCTATCTCCACAGAGGAAAACATATTCTTGTTTCAACTGGAGATGTCGGACAAAGGGAAGAATCAAAGCACGAAATGACGCACGAAGCCAATCCACTTCGAGCTTACGATAAAAAGTATAACTGGATGGATGACCGCTTTATCTTAATTGTGCTTGAATCATTGGCGAGCCTTCACAAGCAAGACATAGCGATTCTCCCCTATCAAAATAAAGAAGCAAAAAAACAAAATGTTGAAAGGGATATTTTACTATCATTTATGGGTGGAATGAAGCATCTTCATCTTCCGCAAGAACATATCCGTGGGGGTAGGCTACTAGAGTTTAAAAGAAGGTTTGAAAGCAATAAAATTGTAGTCGGATCTCCTGATGAAGTTTCAAAAAAACTAGGAGAAATTACATATCACGATCTAATGGCTAGGTCGGTATTTAGTCTTTGTCCTGCTGGATATGGAAGATGGTCGTTTAGGTTTATTGAGGCTTTGCTGAATGGGTCAATACCGATATTGGTATCAGATGAATATGTGCTTCCATTTGCAGACAAAATCGACTGGAATAAATATTGCTATGTCACAGAGGAACGCCACTTGTTTAGCTTGACGGACTTTATTCAGCGTCTATCCATTGATGAAATCAATGAAAAGCAGAAAAGCATAGCCAAGGATAGGCATTTATTTGAAAAGGAGTTTACCATGGAAAAAGTAGCTGAAAATCTTGAGAGCCAATCCTATGCCGATATTGCCATTGGCAAGATGAGAAGCCCAGAGCATATGCAGATTATCTGCGTGGATGTGACAAACAAATGTGACTTGGCTTGCTCTAACTGCACTCGCCTTTTAAAAAACCAAGACTCGCTATGGGAGATGACCCCAGAAAACTTCCGCTTGGCACTTCGCAGTCTTAAGGACTTCAAGGGAATTATTGCTATGATCGGCGGGAATCCTTGCGTACATACGCAGTTTGAAAAGCTATGCGAGGTATTTCGTGAGGAGATTCCGAACCAGCATCAAAGGGGGCTATGGACGAACAACTACTTCAAGCATAGGGAAATAATTGAAAAGACATTTGGTGGTTTGAACCTTAACCCCCATAACGAGGAAAGGGCGAATGAAAAGCTCAAAGACCTTCACAATGTAATGGTGAATCAGCGTGGATTTAATGGAGGATACTATGTGGGAAATTCTCGTCACGCACCCCTCCTGACAGCGGTAAAAGACCTATATCCAGAGAAAGAAATGTGGGAGAAGATCGCTGGGTGTGATGTGAATAGGGAGTGGTCTGCATCTATTGTGCAGAACAATGGAAATTTAAGAGCCTATTTCTGCGAGGTTGCCGCTTCTTTCGATCTTGCAAGGGGAACAGATAACGGACATCCAGTAGTAGAGGGATGGTGGAAAAAACCAATCCGAGAATTTGAGGGTCAGATTAAACACTTTTGCACAGGATGTGGAGTACCCGCAAGGCTTCGTGGAAGCATGGATAACGAACAGATTGATACATATACAAAAAGCAACGCAGACCTAGCACTAAAGTCTGAGCAAAATAAAGGAAGAAAAATAAAGCTACTAGATTCTGATGAGGCTTTAAATCATAAAGTAACTGAATACTTCGCTGGATGAAGGTTCTTATACAATATCACGAAAGACTTGGAGATATCCTTCGGATGTTGCCGTTGGCAAAGTTATTCGCAGACAGAGGAGACGAAGTATTTTTTGAGTGCAAAGATGAGTATGCGGATATTTTAAAATGTACAACCTATGTAAAGCATAAGAAAATTAATGAATCGTATGAAAGATTTGACTATGTATTTAATAGGCAAATATGGCCGTTGCTTTATGATGATTGGAGGAAGAGCGAAAAACGATGGGAAGAGTTTGTGTTTGGGGGAGAGTTTCCAGACGCAGTTGGTGAAAGAATCGTCTTGGATAATATTTGGATGGCTCCAGACCTAGGAGTTTATGATCTGGTTGCTCCTTTTGGGATAAGCCAGATCGTGCGTCACGATCCGATGAATGTTATCAAGAAAGCCATATCGATTTACGGAAAGGACAATCTTGTAGTTTTATGCCCACCGGAACTGGACATTAACGGACTCACGGCGATCAGTTGTAGCTCTGTTGTCTATATGCCGTTTTTGATTCAGAACGCTAGGAACTTTATGGGGATAAATTCTTCTCCGGCGGTTATTGCATCTGCTGTAAGGGAATCCTATGACCTAATCCCCACAGGCAATTATCAGGATGATTACACGCTAGGTGCAAATATTATACACCTTTAAATGGCCTAAAATCGCTCTATAATGCCGTTTTAAAGCGTCTTTGTGGTCAACCAGTGGCATTCCTTGACAGAGCTATATATGTAATATGGCTGGCCGTCTAGATACAAATGTACTAAACACTGACCTGTCAGAGCTTATTTCTGACCTGTACACTACCGTAACTGGGCTTGCTATTAATACCGTATCTGCTTCAGTTACAGATCTTTCCTTTGCTTCAGAGCTTGAAGTTGGTGGTGAAGTTTATACCATTACCCAGACATTGATCGTACAAGCTACGGCTATTTCGGCTCCTCCCACAATTGGGTCGCTTTGCACTATTGGTGGAACTGAAAGAATGGTAGCTCGTTGGACTATTTCGGCAGACGGTGTTTCCTATAATATCGATGTCGCAGACATCACTACCGGATGACCACATCAATTGAGCGAGATGTCGAAAACGCCCTCGCCACTGCCCTAACCACTGGTGGCGTTACAGGCGTTAACATTTATACATCCGAAAGAATCTCCGGAAGACTTCTTCCGTTTGTGTCAATTGTAGCCCAGATCAACTCTGAAGAGATCGCTCCGTTTACCGGAGTTTTTGATCTTACGGCTACAATTTCTTATGTGGCTAGGGCTGATACCTCAACGGATCAATCATACGATGTTGTGTTTGCAAGCATTCAGCAGTCGCTTTATACAGATCCAAACATCGCATCCCAGATGACCACGGCATCAGGAAATTTAACATTTTATATTGCGGATATTGCCAGAATTGGACAGCGGATCGTGGCTCCTTCTCGCACTTGGGCAAAAGACATTATTATGGATATTAAGGTAACAACTCCATGAGCCTTACCCAGTCGCCGGATTATCAGTTGGAACACGCTGTTGCATCACTTATAAACGATTCAACAACCGTGAATGTTTACGGAACTAACAGGACAGGAGCCAAGCTTTTCCCATATGTTACGGTAACCACAAAACCCATTCGGCAATTGGTTACACCATATTCCGGAGTGTACGAAATGGAGGTGGCCGTCGATTACTCCAATAGTTCTGCTTTGATTAGCAGGGATGCATTTGATGCTGAATACCTTAACATTTTTGCTCATTTATACGACAACTCAACCACCTTGGTTGATCAAATCACAAGTCATTCAGTATATTTAAAGACTTATATGGCAAGGATTTCCTCTCAAACTCCTACTATACAAATAGCTAAAAGAGCTTGGAATAGGGGGCTTGTCCTTTCAGTAATTTGCACTCCATCCACAAATGCTGGAACTAGGAGTTTAGACTTCAGCGATTATCTGAACTCACAGTATTTGGCTCTACTTTGACACAGAGGATAGCTATATGGCACTCCCTATTCTTGACGGCAATCAGTCACCTACGACACTTTCAACTATTATTATTAGCAACGCCCATGTGCCAGCGCACACGGTTACATCGCTTGGCACACAGGCTATTACAGATATAGCAACGGCTGTATCGGGAGTGGAGCTTGGGCCAAACACTCTTAACGCTCTTGAAAATATCACGGTTACACTGGGTCAAGTTACAATTACTGGTGGTCTTACGGATACACAACTTCGGGCATCTGCTGTTACGATTGGAGGTAGCGTTACAGCTACTATATCTGGAACTCCTTCAGTTACATTTACTCAAGCGTCTGTTACTTTCGGCACAGCGGTTATCACAGGCTCAACTAGCATTATTGGCACTCCCTCGGTAACCTTTACACAAATCGCCACGCATGGTGTAACAATCGGTGCGGGAACAGCACAGATCGGATCAGTTACCGCAAGCATTTCAGGAACACCTTCTGTTACTTTTGGAACAGCAGTAATTACAGGCTCTACTTCAATTCTTAATTTTCCAGCGACACAGACAGTTACCTTTACGCAAGCACCAGTAACTTTTGGCACGGCAGTAATTACTGGATCAACAAGTATTATTGGAACTTCATCTGTTACATTCACACAGGCTTCCGTTACATTTGGAACTGCTACCATTACTGGTTCTACTTCAATTTTGAACTTTCCAGCTACCCAGACCGTTACTTTTACACAAATCACTACTCACGGAGTTACAATTGCAAATACCAGCGTCACTGTTAACGGAACTTTTTATCAAGCCACACAGCCAGTTTCTCTTGCAACTCTTCCAGCTTTAGTTGCAAGCACAGCACAGATCGGAAGCGTCACAGCATCCATCAGCGGAACAGTTCCAGTTAGCATCTCATCCGTCACAATAGGAAATACAATCACAATCGCAAATATTCAAGGACAGTTCTTGCTGGATTTAATGCAACAAGGGAAGTTCTAACAATTTTTAACGAAGGTGCCGGAAACCTTCATATATCTGTTGGAACAACTTGTACCACGCTTGCCTACCAAGTTCGTCTATCCGCTGGTGACTACTACGAAGCACCACTAAACCAAGCATCAATCACGCACTCTGCTGTATTCGCAACGGCTGGTACTGCAAGAGTAACGCAAGTTAGCTAGAAAGTAAACGATGCCATTATTTCAAGCACCTTCTCCGCAACTAGTTTCCTCTAAACAAAATCCTCCAGTTCAGGGGGGCGCAGGTAGCTTGCAAGCTACTTATCGTAATGGTGCTTCCGTCACGGGAAATGCCCGTGGAACTGGTGCGGTTGATTTACAGCAGTATCGAAATACTGCAACTCAAGTTGCTTCTGGAGAAAGCTCTGTAATTGGTGGAGGGCTTGCTAACACTGCATCGGCTCAATACACAACCGTGGGTGGCGGTTTTGCCAACACCGCATCGGGTCTTTACGCAACGGTTGGTGGTGGAGTGGGTAATTTGGCATCAGATTCTTGGGCAACGGTGGGCGGTGGGACAAGCAACATCGCCTCAATTAGTCGTGCAACGGTTGGAGGCGGGGAACAAAACACCGCATCGGGTCAATACGCAACAGTTGGCGGTGGTTATAAAAATATTGTGAGTGGATTTATATCAACCATTGGAGGTGGGCATCTAAATTCTATTGGAGCTTCATCACAAAAATCAGTTATTGCTGGCGGGGCATATAATAGTAGTTCTTCTGGATATTATTGTGCGATTGGTGGCGGCAGTTCAAATGGAACATCAACCAATTACGCAACGGTGGCGGGTGGGCAAGGCAACACCGCATCGGGTGGAAGCTCTAC